TCATTGTGTACATCACCATTCAGGTGACGCCAGTGTGGACGCATGGTGTTGACCCAGTTGTTTACTAGGTCAAACTGTTTTACAAATTCTTGTTCGTTCATTGTGGTTTCTCCAAGTGTGCAATCATCTGACCGTGCTTTGAAGCGCAGTAGTAGGCCAAACCTTTCATCAGGTTATCATGTGTACTAGTCTCGAGCTGATGAGCTCTGTTTAGAAAATAACCAGCAAGTCCTGGTTTCATTTCAAAGAACCAGCACCAAGCGGCTGGAGTAGAATTTAATGTTGGGTAATTGAGTTTCATAGTGTTTAACGGGAGGGTTTCCCCTCCCTATCCTTTATTTGTTTGCGATTGTTGCCAATGATTCAGCAATTGATTTTAAACTGTGTCGCATCTCGCTTAGGTTCCATTCAATTGCGTTTAAGTGGTCTCTGTAATCATGTGTAGAGTCTTCTGATTCAATGCCTCTTACTGCGTCAATTAAGTCTTGTGCTTGTGATTCTGTCATTTTCTATATCCTTTAAGTTAAACAGTACTGATCTTGTGCTGTTGTTATTAGTATATAGCTTTCGTAACGCAAAGTCAACCTGTTATGGCGAAATAATTGCAGATTTTTTAGGACCACATACGGCCGCGTCACCATTATATTATTATAGCATGTTATGCGGACAAATGCAAGTTTGACTTTACCCATTGATCTCTGTATACTAAGTACACAATGCAAAGGGCGCAATGCCCCCAGCTAGGGTCACATTGTTAGCACCTGCGTCTTACAGCCATTAGATGCCTCCAAGAACCAAAGTTGATATCCTCTCTTTGTTCTGCTAGTGACCTGGTAACTGTGGCCTGGACAGGGTTGATCGCCTGTTTACCGTGAGTTTAGTAAGGCATTCTCACAAAAGGGCTCTTTTATTCTAGTTCAGTTAAATAACACTATGAACAAATACTACAAAGACAGTGTACTCAAATCACATATCCTAATTCGTATGTTTATCAATGATGCCCTGGCCCATCCAGACACACGCGGACCACACAGTGCAATACAAGTGTTGAAGAACTGTGTTGATGATGCTTACAATCAAATGATGGGTGCTGATGAACATCACATTGATCTGGACTATCCAGATGACTACGATTGATCTTCTGAAATAATTCTACTGTTGTGCATCAGCATTACCTTGAAATGAGTGGTGTTGAATCGTTCGTTCAATCGTTCAGCTAGGTTGAATGCATGTCCTGGATTGGTGTATGTACTTTTACTATACTTGGGTCCAGGATAGCTTACTTCAATGTTTTGTTGTGTGCGAACCTGGATAGGTTGACCCATGTAGGTCACTGCGTATACTGCATCTGAAGCACATATTTGAATGGACTTGCCATTGAGATCTATATTTTGTAATAGGATTTGGGGTTGTGGTCTTGACATACTGTTACTTACGACTGTTGCCATGTGGCTGTATCTTGAGGCCATTTTCATCCAGGATAGGTGGTTCCCAATTGTATGTGCAGGACATGTTGTGACTTTTTTGCCAAGCAACAGCACCTGATGTTCTGGCCAATTCTATCCAGCGCATGGGATCAATTGTGCTGACCAAGATCATGCGCCAACGATCAGTTTTGTAACTCATGGCCCAGGGTTCATTTAACAAATGAGCAAAAGGTACCTCAAGTGGCATGACAATTGCGGCTCTGATATGATCTGTTGTGACAGTTTCACAAGTGAATTTATATTCTTCTACACCAACTGCACGCCGCAGTATTGATTGTGGAGTTGGAAAAGGACTGTAATAACTTTTGCGTGGCTTGCTGAATTCAGGATACCACTTGTTGGCCACCAGGGTTTCCATCATGTTACATCTCTACATCAAATATAACACTGATCCTATCTTCTGCGCTGTTGTTGTAACTGGAATGAACACGCTTGTTGTTGAACCACATCAGCGTGCCTGGGTTCACTTGTTTGCGTTGATCTTCCACTGTGTACAGGTATGATCCTGTGATGGCCAAATGGTAGCGATGTCTAGTCTTGTAGTATTCACCACCATCCACATGCGGGAACACTTGCTTGCCTGGTTTTAGTTTGACAATGGCCACACGCGATACACCTGTTGGAAAGTATCTACCAACGGCTCGCATGGTTTCTGGGTACAAGTCATACAGTTTGGTAGGCTTGTATTGGTGATTGTCTCTGTGATCCGCTAAAGGTGTAGGTGACCAACTCTTGACCAAGTTGATTGTTTCTGTATTTGCTTGCTCATACAGCGTGGTCTGTCTTTTGGTATCTAACAACCAATTTTCTGGTTGGCTGTTTATTTCTTTAGCAATGGCTGAAACATCTAGGTCTCTGGTAATAATGAATATGTGCATTCATATAGTTATTACTTCAAATGAACCACGATGTATCCAAGCAAGGCCAATAGGCCAATGACCACACTACCAGCAGTGGTCACTATGGTCTTGTATTTTTCATCCTTGGCAGACACCAACATGTCCTTGATCTCACCAAAGCCCTTACGCACTTCTAGTTTGAAGTCCTGAACATCTATGCTGATGTCCTGGACCTTTTGTTCTATGCGTGTCATACGATCTTCAAGTGCTTTGTATCTGAGTTCGCATAAGTCCACATGTATTTCTAGACTGTCTCGTTCTGTTGCCATGTTATGCACCTACTGGTGTTAAACTTGTAATAATTGTTGCTGTGCTGGGGCCAAATGCTGTGGCAGCAAAAGCAGGGAATGTTACATCTGTATCACTTACAGCATAAGCAATTTCCCAATAATCTGTGGTGTTGGCTGAACTAACAAGGTAGTTCCAAGCAATGATCTTCAAACTACCTGCGTTGTTTTTTGCCACAGTAGTTCTACCCATACTGCCCACAACATCTGTGCCGTTCTTGCGTAGCCAAATATAAGCATCATGGTCGTTGGCATTGTCTGCATTTTCAACCTGAACACTGAACTGTAAATTGTAAATGCCACTGGCACCTGCAATCAATCTACTGGTGCTACCAACTGTGACTATGTTGTTGATGCTTGCTGTGCCCAATGGAAACACTTCCGCGGTGTCAGCGGCTGCTGGAGTCACCGTTGTGTTATATTCAAATTGTCCATACACACGATTGTAAACAATGTTGTTACCTGTGACACCCACACCTGTGTTGGCATAAGCACCTGTGTTTAGTGTGAATGTGTTGGCTCTAAGTGTACAACTGGCTGGAGTATGATCCACAATGTTCAAGCGGTTTGCTGGATTCATTGGCGTGGCCAAAGGATACGCACGAATTCTATAACCACCACCACCATTGGTCACTGTGGCTATTGAGAACTGCTGTGTGCCTGGCAGTGTAGGTGCCACTGTGTGTGGAATACCTAAACTGATACTGGTCAAACTGCTTACACCACTACTTACAGGATATGTGCCATCTGTGACATTGGTCACATTGGCCACAGTGACCAAGGCGTTGCGTCCAAACGGATATGAAGTTTGTCCTGCTAATGTAAATGTTACACCACAACGAGTCAAAGTCAATCCTGTTAATGTGCCTGCTGTGGTAGTGATAGGATTACCGTTGGGAGTAGCACTCAGTGTTGCTGTTGTGGTGCCGTTGGTTGCAATGATCCAATAGTTCTGTCCTGACGCAATACCAGTTGCTGTTCCAGTCAGCGTGCCTGTGACACGAATGGCACCACCAACACCAGGTGTAGTGGCACCAAAACTTATTTGACCTTTGGTGCCTGTGACAGCAGGTGTGGTCAATGCCACACGGAAACTTGACGCTACTGCTGTGATGTTGGCACTGGTCAATGTCAGTGTGCCATCCACCAAGTTTTCAGCCGCATAGCCTTGTGTTTGTATAATGTGACTGGTGCTTATGCCACCACCTTGATACTGTGTGGCAATGTCATTGCTAAAGGCAGAGGTGGCGTAACCGTTAAAGTTGTGTGTGCCCAACACAGTGCCTGACAGTATTGCTGATGGTGCTACACTGTTTACACCTGTCCAAGGAATGTTTACACCTGTGACACTGTTGCCTTCTGCGACTTTGAAGTTCAGTGAAGGCGCGGCATTTGTCGCAGCCAAAGTATCACCATAATAGTGAAGGTATTGAGCATTGGCACCATAACCGTTAGTGCCTGGTTCAAAACTTGATGCGGCTGAATACCCGTTGTTGTCAGTGACGGTGGTTAATGTAGCAGGAGGAAACACATAACTATTATTGGTAGAGGCCTGGGCCTCGCCACGCAATCTTTGAACACTATCAAAAACAATTACGCCAGTGCCGTTTGGATCTACAGTGATGTTGCCATTGGCACCTGAGGCCATGGTTATAGTGCCTGCGTCTACACCAGCCGCTGTTTGTAATATTAAATTGCCTGATGTTGTGCTGATAGTTTGATCTGAATCAACACCAACTGTTACATTACCAAGTGTGGCGCCTGATGCCGCAAAATTACCACTTGCATCACGAGCAACAATAGTTGAGGCTGTATTGGCATCTGTAGCGTCACTGCCCAATGTAATTGCTGTGCCACTGGTGTATGCGGCTGTTATGTGTCCACCATCAGTTAGTTTGACTGTGTCTGTTGTGGCATCTGAGCCAACCAAGTTTAAGTTAGCACCACCAGATGTGCTGGTTGCGTTAAAGTCGTAGGTTGTGTTTAAGTCAGCAGGGCTATACCAACTTAAATTACCAGTGCCATCTGTTTGTAATACTTGACTGGCTGTGCCATCAGCATATGGAAATGTATAATTGGGAAAATCTGTGGTTCCATCAGAGTTCAAATTCCATATGCCATTTACTGAACCAGGATCTGAACCGCCTGCTGTGTGGTCCCATGTTAAAGTATTAAAAGCCGTTGTCAATGTGCTGTCACCATAACCAACACCACCATCTAATGCCAAGGTGGTTTGATAATCATCAATAGTCAAAGCACTTGGAGCAACACCACCACCAGTTATGGTCAATGCACCACCAGTATAAGTTACAGCAGGCGTTGCAACAGTGGTAAATGTGCCCACACCTGCACTAAAATCGCCTGAAGCATCACGAGCAACAATAGTTGAAGCAGTATTGGCATCAGTTGCATCTGTAGTGACTATCACAGCACCTGTAGTAGGACTTGCTGTTACATGAGTGCCACCAGTGACACTTAATACATTACCAGCAGATGCTAACCAACTCACATTGCCTGCGCCGTCAGTTGTTAGAATTGTGTTTACAGCACCATCTGCGGCTGGGAATGTATAGTTAGGAAATTGTGTGCTACCATCATCAACAAAATACCAACCGTTTGAATTGACAGTAATAACAGCAAGTCCATTTGGATAAGATACATTCTCATTGAGGCCTAAACTGGCCTTGTTACCTGGTTGTGTGGTAACATTAATGTTGTCAGTTTTTGCTCTAACTTCATCAGTAAAAACAAGATCAGCAGTGACCGTGTTAAATATCACACTACTGGTTGTATCAATATCTTGTGGCAAACTCAGTGTGACAGCACCTGTAGGGCTTGAAGCAATAACTTGATTTGCTGTGCCAGTAATACTGGTCACACCACCTGCAACAGCCGCATCAACATAAGTTTTAGTTGTCAAGTCAGTGCCAATAGTAGGTCCTGCTGGATTGACAGTTGCGTATAAATTTGTATCATCAACAAACGAAATGCTTTTGTTGGTAGGACCAAGCACACCAGCAATGTATTCACCAGTTAAGAAACGGAATGTGTTTGATAACGCACTACCACGAGCACCCATTTGCAAAAATTCTGCATTTAGATTATCACTTGAATTGAGAACGCTGAACAAGCCTTGTGCGCTAGAGCCTGTGTTGGGAGCCGCCACACGCAGGCCACTGGTGTTGCCAGTTGTGCTTTGAATAGTAGGACGGTTAAAACGGCTGTTGGCTTCTGAGTATAAGAAACTTGTGCCTTGTGCAAGGTTAATGTCTGTGCCATCAACAGTCAAGTCACCATCAATCTGTAAATCACCTGCGTTGTTCAACGACATTTTAGTGGTAGCGGCTGCACCTGCTGTCATTAGACCAAAACTCATTGAGAAGTCTTCGCTGGTAGGCGTTACATCTGTGCTGACAACACTGATAAAACCTGCTCGTTCAGTGTTGCCAGGTGCTGTTTCAACTTCAAATTCTAAACTGTTACCAAAGCCCGCCGCTGGAGTGCCTGAACTTTGAACACTCAATGCTAAACTTCTAACAGCAACATTGGTGTTAGCAGTGGTTCTAGTTATTGATGTTGGTGCTGTGGTGCCACTGGTGATCTCCACACCATTTGATCCTGTGGCAGTGATAGCAAGATCGCCTGAGGTTGTCGTGATTGTATTATCTGTGGCTACACCAATTGTGATGTTGCCAAAATCAGCACCTGGTGCTGTTACTGTTCCACCTGCTGTTAGCGCATTGTTTATAGTGGTAGTGCCTGTGGCCGCACCAATGTTCATTGAGGTGGCCGCAAGTCCTAAATTGATAGTTGTTGCGTTGGCAGGGAAAATATTGCCTGTAGTGGCTGTGGTAAGAATGTTGCCTGATAACACATATAGATCGCCACGAACTACTACATTGCCTGAGCTGTCTGGAATAGGCGTACTGGCCTCACCATACAAACTGGTTGAGTTACCTGAATTACTTGATGTTGACATTGTCTTTGATCCTTATTTGATTGAGTATTGACGATACTGTCTAGGTTGCCATACGCTGGTTAATCTAGTGTGTCCACCTGACCACTTACCTAAACTATTCTGATCATTAACTACATTCCAGGCCATATCAAATTTGGTTTGATATACTGCGGCATCTGTGTCATTGTGACGCTTGATGTAATATTCGCGTAGTGTAGCGTAAACATATCCTTCAGGCCATGTTTGTAGCACTGCATTGCTTTGAACTGTTAAACCAGTTTGTGTAATACCTGTAACTGTGCCTGCTGTGGGAGTAGTTCCACCTGTTGTGGTGGCTGTGATTGAAGTTGAACCTATAATACTTGTTACTGTGGTAACACCAGCTGTGCTACCAAAACTACCTGTGCCTGCTGTGGCATAAATTTCGTCACCAACTTCTAAGTCACCAACACTGGTCATATTGGTAATGGTAAAGTTAAAAGGACCAGCACCTGAGATTGAGCCCACTGTGCCTGTTACACTGATAACTTCATCTGTAACAGGTGCAAACAACAAGGGCCACGCCTTGTAGTAATACAAGTTGATCAAGTCGCCTTCAGCAACATAAGGTAAAAATTGATAGTTGCTATAAACTTCACTAAATTTACCACGGATAACTGCTGGCACATTAACTGGTTGCAAATATAATTGTGCAATCATGCCTTGTGTGATAATGTCACGATCACCAATACGATCATAAACAATCCAAGGTCCTGTTTGACTTGCACTATTGCCAGTTGTGGCAAATGTCAATGTGCCTGATACTGTGCCTGAGTTGGCCACACTTAGGGTCATGGTAGCACCTGAAATACCTGTGCTGACATTGGTAATGGTAGCACCTGAACCAATACCAGTACCTGTTACACTCATGTTATTTTGTAATGATTGTGCTGGTGTGCTGGTAAGCAAAATAGTTGTTTGACCACTTGTGCCTGTGGCTGTTGCAGTTGTGCTAACTTGCTGTCCTTGCTTGAAGAACAAAATTGGCTTGTTCATATCACCAGGGATTGGAATGCGTCCATTGGCATCAGCAACACCAATGTTTTCTACAGCATAAGGATCTGATCGTAGTGCTGGCAGTTCAATGTTACGCATGGACATCTCTGCCATAAAGATACATTGCTTAACTTCTGTGTCATTAGTTGATCCAGTAAAGTCTTTGATGAACTCTACCAGTGCATCACCTGTTGGAATAATAAACATTTTTTAATGTCCCTTGAAAAATTTAGTTTCGCCTACTTTACTTGGGTAAGGCACAGCAACTGGTATAGGCAACTTACCACCTGGATAGCACACATAGGCTGGATACTCTGTTTCCACCACTCTGTAGAATTGTGCTTTTAATGTTCTGTCATGTTTGATAGCTTGCCATGGCATACCACCAAAATATTGATCACTAATACGAATGCTTATAACTTTAGGCAAGTCCATCCACTTCCATGTTAACTTACCATCATCACCAATGGGTGCCATTGGATCTGGAACGCCCATTTCAGCGGCTTCACGATATGCTTTACAGCGAGCGGCCACTGCTTCAGCATTTGTTTGTTCGCGTGTGATGTAGAACTTACCATCCTGGCGTCCTGTAGTAACTTTGATGTTACCTTGTTTGTTCCAATCAGTGCGGCTCCAATCGCCCTTCATGCTGTTGTATAACTTATCGTTTTGTAGCAGACGATCTGCTACACCATTATGGTTGGTAATTGTACCACCATGGTCTTGTCTCCAGTAGTCGTGATTCTTTTCTGGATCTGTGTCACTTAGGTATTCTGGTTGGTTTATATCATTCATAATGTTATTTATGTCATAAAGAAAGGGCTCCGTAGAGCCCCTTCTGTGTTGCAACTTAATCTATAGTAGATTAAGTAACATCTCCTGCACCTTGGTTTACACGCTGTACCAACACTGCTGGGCGAGCACTTGGTAAACTTGAACTTGTGCCTGCTTCAATCTGGTTAAGCATTCCAACTCCAGCGGGATTTCTAATTATGAGAGTCCCTTCCATGATGAACTGATCTAGCGATGAATCTGCATTGCTAAAAACTTCATTGTTGGGGCCCAAATCTCGCAAGCTACCCCACTGTAGCACATCTTCATTCAAGAAGTAAATGCTGTTGGGAACAACAGTATCCATGATCCATGAATCAAAGATTTCGTAACTGTAGTTAAAGTCACCTTCATAAGTTTGGATTGTGTCACCACGAGCACTATCAACACGGTTGATACCGCGTGACTGTGGCATGTTGTCACTTAAACTTGTGCGTAGGCTTGTAGGTGCAACTACTGTGCGGATTTTAGCGTTGTAACGCTGTTCAGCAACTGTAACTAACTGCTTGTATAACGCTGGGCTAAACAATTGGTTAACAAAAGTTCCTGTGTAAAACTGACTACCTTGAGCCGCAATGTCAAACGCACTGGCCGCTTGTGTTGCTGAGTCTGTTGACTCGTTGTTGGTGTAAGTGCTCATCACACTGACAGTTTGGCTGGATGTGTTGAAACTTTGTGTACCTGCAAAGGCACTCAATGAACCCATACGACGACCAGTTTGACCTGCTGGTAAACCACCAGCTGTACCTGCTTGACCTGCATACTTTGTACCAATTTGGTCGTTACGAACCAATTGTTGTTCCACATCAAACATTAGTTCAATTAGCTGTTTTACCTCTTGGTAGGCCTGAGGATCACCACCAGATTGCATTACAGCGCGAGCAGTGCCTGTTGCGGCAATAACTGTGCTGAAAATCTGTGTGTAGTTACCTAAGTTGTAACGCTGATTGCTTTCTGCACTTGCTGAACTAACAGCGGCGCCTTCAAGTTGAGCTTGAACTGCTGGAGTGCGATAAATGTCGTCAGTCCACAGAGGTAGTGTACTGTTGACTTTACGCTTCTTTGACATACACATGTTTAACACAGGTGTATCATCTTTTACGCGATTGGACACATCTAGGTCCAAGTCTTTAACTACGATGTCCGCACCGTAAGCGGTTGTTCCGTTACCAATCTGCGTTGTTGTAATTTGTGCCATAATATTATTTCCTTAAAATAAATTATCTCCTACCTGAACGAATACTCTGTAAGCGTTGCATTAGTAGGTTGTCGCCAGCTTTTTTATCGCCAGCTTTGGCTTGTTCACGAAGTTTAGTAATATCACTGTCTGCTGATCTATTGCCTGGAGTACTACCTCGTCTTTGAGTTAGTTGTGCCATGCTAGAGCCTGCGCTTTTGGCAGTTGGTTTATCCCTATATCGTAATCCGTCGCGTATGAGACTTAACAAGCCTTCATCACTGCTGACCAAATCAATATTTGGTACTCCTGGGACAATTTCACCTTTGGCTTCAGGCCATAGCTTGGCAATTTTATCGCGAACTTCATTGTAGACAAATTCATTTTTCAACTCTTTGTCTTTAAAGTTCTTACGAGCAAAATCCAAACGCTCTGTTACCTGCTGTGTACGCACCTGCCTAAACTGGTCTATTGCTGGCCTCAACTTACCAATGGTCTGTTGTTGCTGGCGAATATAACTTTCATTCTGTTGCATACTAGCCTGAATCCTTGCCACTTGAGCAGGATCCTGTGTTCTCTGTAATTGTTGCTGAAAGGTGGTTTGATAATTTTGTGTTTTAACAATTTCATCATACGCTTTCTTCAACTTAGGTTGAACAGTGAATTCCATCGCAAGAGCTAAACCTTCCTGTCTTGATCGCACATCGTTTAAGTATTCGTTAAACTCTGCTCTATCAACTTTCAGTTGTCTCGCTTCTTCATGTATTGCGCTTCCTTGGCCCAATATTGCCGCGGCTTTCTTAGCATCAACTATGATTTCTTTGCCATTCTTCATAAATTTGAATTTGGCGTTTGGGTTTGTTTCTGCAAACTCAACGAAATCAATTAGTTCATCTGCTGTAGAATCATTACTATCAGTGCTTACAGTTTCCTGGGCATCTGTTTCTTGATTGTCGCTAGCGTTATCGTCTCCATAAGAGTCGTCAACTTCAACACTTTCAGGTGTTACGGGGTTTGATGTTTCTGCCGTCTCATCTTGACCCGTTGCAGTTTGTTCAGTAGCTCTAAGTTGGTTACGCTGTGTGCCTTCACGCATAGCGGTCATCTTTTGTGCTATAGAATCTAAACTAGGAACTGCGCTTTGTTCAGTGCCCGTACTCTGTGGAGCATTAGGGGTGATCGTTGTTTCCATATCTATCCTTAAATTGTAAGGGCCTTGTGGGTTACCTTGTAAGTTTATTTAGTATCGCTTTAAGGCTGGTTGTCCGTATTATGCTCAGCCTTGATCATTATATTCTTTTTATACACAGCCGTTTGTAATGTATTGATAAAACTATCAATACCACTCAGTTGATTGGCCAAAGCAATGCGTTCTGCATTGGCATCTGTGGTGTGTGTTCTTATATTGGTCATAGCATCATTAACTTCAAATTTGAAGTGATGTATAAACATGGCCAAGTCTCTGTTTTTCATTAAAGCTTCTGCTAAACTACCATACTGTTTAACAGCATCACGCTGGCTTGGCGTTAACTTTTTAGGGTTACTTGTATCAATCGTAAGACGCTTGTTATAAGCATCTACTGCTTCCTCACTAATCATTTCCGTTCCTTTTTTTAACTGTAAACTTTAGGATCGCCTGCGGCCATTGACATAAAGTCAAGTTGGGTTTCAGCGTCCTCACCAGCAACTTCCATTTGAATTTGCTTGGCTTTGGTATCATTCAAGTTGGCAGTTGACAAATCTTTCTTATCAACTGGGCTTGGTTCTTTGTTCTTAGCGGCTTCTTGTGCTTGTTGAATCATAGCAATAACTTCTTCATCGCTTGGCAAGTAGCTGTCACTGTCTTTGACACCCAGCACATACAAGGTATCAGCAAATGGCTTTTTGACTTTCTTGTACATTTCAGGTGTTAGTGTGCCTGCGGCAACCATACCTTGTGTCATTTGATACAAGTCTGTTTGACACTTTTGTATAATTTGTAAACGACCCAAGGCGTTTTCTTCTGACTTCATGCCCAGCGCAAGTTCCAAGTTCAATTGCTTACGCTCACAGAAGTTCATGTCATCCCAGGCCATGTAATCTAAAAACTCTGGCTTCTTGTCTGGGTGACTTGATTGTGCCAGTTTCTTAACACCATAGTCATCACCATACTGGATCAAGGTGCGCCATACCAACCATAGAGCTTCTTTAAGACCTTCAGCCGCGTTGCGTACTGTATTGTCTTGAATAATTTGATTAGGACTTAGAGCCATTTGTAGCTTGACACCACTATTACCTGCGGCCATAACTTCTGGATTGAATACATCTTGTGGAGTAGTCATACCAACCATGGCCATTGTGTCTTGTTGAATACGATTCATTGCAACTTCTAAGAACTGCAAGTTGCCACTTGGAGGAGGCATTTGGTAAATGTCTGTGGCTGGATTAAATTTTGAGTCCAAGATAAAGATTGCGCTTTCGCCATCTTGCATCATTTCAAAGTCAACACGATCTGGCTTGACACCAATGCGTGGTGTTGCTGTCAGCAAGCCCAATTGAATCTCAGCACGGGCCGCGGAGGTGTTGTATTCCTGCATGGGAATAACACTTTCACCAACACTCATACCATAGAAGTTGCCAGGTAAGGGCTTTGGACACATGTTGGCAACAGGAATAAATTCTACTTCTCTTGCGCTGATAATGTAACTACCACTATAAATTAATTCTACTAGTTCTAGTTCACCATCACCATCAATGTCATACTTGTTCCATACAGTGACAATACTGACTTGTTTTGAGTCTGGATCTGCTGATGCCGCACTGCTCACAGGAATACCCATGACAGGTACTGAGTCTCTAGCATGGATAGCCAAGTTGTTTAGTACGCTACCTGCTTGGTAAGCGCCATTCATGTTGTATTCTGCGTGTTTGCGGAATTCTTCTAGGTTAATGTCTGGATACAGGTCCATTGCTTCTTGAATACTCATTGGATCGTAATAGCCACAGAAAGGTTGATTCTTCATTTCAGGAACTGTGGGATCACAAATCCAATAGTGCTGTGCAATAGGATGGAATTGAATATTGATGCTGTAGCCAGTTAGTTTGTATTTGGCTTTGTAACTGGTGTTGCGACTCAGCGCACTATTGACAATTTCTTGTTCACCAGTGGCTTGTTCATCTGTTGTTGGACCCATTGCTTCCTGGTCTAGTTCTTCAGGAATTGTTCTTAAACTTTCAATTTGTGTATCAATTGTGTTTTGTAAATTTTCTTTATTGCTGTCGCCTAAGTTTTGTTGGATCTCTGCCATGGCTTTGATCATGTCAACATTGTCTCTGCGTTTGCTTTGGCGTAGGGTTGTCAGGCCTGATTCAGCGGCTTGCATCTCAAATGCTCGCAATTGATCGTTTGTACCACTGATTTCTACATAACGCACAATCTGTTCACGCACTGGTTTGATCATCATCATACCGTTTTTGTGCATGTTGGCGTCCATGATCCAACGCTCTAAGATAAAGTGTGGATCATTCATTTGGTTAACAATTTTGTTGACCATATCACTGGCTTGTCTTGCGGCCGCTTCATCTTCTTCACCATCAGCAACAAACTCAAAGTTGATCTCACCATTGGGCATTAGACCCTTGGCAATAACAGCAGTGGCGTAATCAACAATGGGCTTTACAGTTGGGTGAATATAGTCAATGCCGTTTACTGGTGCTGTTGAGTCTGTAACTGCAAGACACAGGTAGTGATAATCTGTTGCACGATTTACTGCGTTCTTTGTGCCTAGATAGCGCAGGTAGGATGCCATTTTGACATCCATTTGATTCTTCATTCGCACAAAAACAGCGTTAATCTTTTTGTTCTGATTAATGTCTTCTACTGGGATATTCTTAATATCAAGCATTGTATAGGGTTCCCTTAACTGATGTATTATTTAGCATCAAATGAATTCACCAGGAAGTATGATCCTTGATTGATCATTCACACGATTGGCGTAATCTTTGGCCACAACAAGATCACATGCATGACAATGTTTGGGTGCATCTTCTTCATCTAGCTCAATAATAGTATGTGGAACAGCGTTAACTATCATTGCTTTCTCAAATACTTGTGCGTGTCGTTCACACATGATATAAGGGGTTTCTTCCCCTACAGTAACTAGAAACTTTTCATTCATATTATCCTCCAGGGTCGTAGGTCTTCTTGATTGCGGCTTTGTTGCTTTCGTCACGCGGTTTCATATACTTGTCACGAGCTGCCATCATACGCTGTTGCGAAGTTCTATTGTCCCATGGCTCAGCAATACCTTGCAAGCAGGCCAACAGCGCATAACGGCAACTGTCAATGGTGTCATCTGGATCACTAAAGCGACCTTGACTGTCCACATAGTAGTTTTGTGCGTCACTGACAAACTGTGTACAGTTTTGATTGACCATTAGGCTACCAACTTCCAGCATTTGACGCATTTGATTGATACCATAACTCTTATGATTAGTTACCCTTCCTTCTTGGTCAGGAGGATTCATAATAGCTTTGTGATACACATTCAATTCGTAACTTTCAAACAGTTCTCTAATTGAGTTTGAACTCATGGTGTATCTGCCAGCAGTATTAGCGTCAGCAGGTAGCACAATAGGAGTACCAAACACTTCAGGACGAAGGAGATGATTGATATACTGGCTGGGGACAGCCTCTTCAATACCCTGCACACAGATTTGTTTATGTAAGAAAGCAGTTCGTTCATAAGGATCCCAATACATTAAACTGATCACAGTTTTGTCATTTACCAAGCCCAAGTCAAGTGCAATCACACGCTGAATGTTTGGCATTCTAGTAAAGTCATAATCACCTGTTTGATACAAGGGCCATTCACGGATTTGAAACACAGCACCTTTGCCCATAACTGGCTTACCAGCAATACGAGCTTCTCGTTCATGTGGCAAGTAATCGCGCTCTAACTGACGGCGGGTCTCCTTCAGCAGGAATGGTTGTCCCCAAGGATCATACTCAGGACAGTCATCCCAACTTACACGAATAAACTCATAGCCTTCTTCTTTGTTCCAGAACTTGCTAACCAGGCCATTCAGACCTTTTAAGGGTGTAAAACTACAAAGTACTTTACCTTGTGTGGTAGCAGTTCGCGTTACGATTTCACTGAAGAAGTCATCTGGTGGCTGTTCATCAAACACAGCAAGGTTCAATTTGAAACCCTGTAGCTGACGAACTTCCTGCGTGTAATTTGCAAATAGGAGATAACTGTTGCTGCCAGAGACATGACGAATCTCTACACCAATACAGTTGGCACCATCATTACGCATTGTATCTACTACAATACAATCACGAGGAATAACACCTGTGCCAAGATTATCTGTAATCTTAACATCTTGGGTGCCAAGCAATTCATTCTGTAATACAAGCGCAACTTGGCTCCATCCTTCACCAGCAACCATACAGGTAATTGGTTTGTTGAAGCGATAGCCAGTCCACCAAGAAGGATATTGTCCTGTCAGGTGACATGCTGTTTCATAACAAGTGCTGACTGTTTTACCAATACGGTTGGCGGCCAAGATACCACGGCGTTCACTGGCACCAGTTTCAAAGAATCTTAATTGATGTTCAAATGGCCTAAAGTATTTGAGTTGATGATACCGCATGTCATCTGCTGTTTCAATTACTAGTTCTTGCAATTGTAATTGCAAATTAGTTGGCCAAGTTCTATAAGTTTCTGGTGCAACTTCATTTTTATCCAAAGCATAACGCAGGGCACGAGCCATTAAGGTTTCTGTGCCAATCATGTTAGGCCTTGGGTTGGCTGTCTAAGAACTCAGTTAAGATATCACGCAAGAACACAAGATCAAACTTGTCAAAGTCATAATCAATTTCACAATCGCCCATGCCATCTTCATTCAAGCGAAATGTTAGATGACAATGTGTTTTACTGATCCAAGCACCTGTAACATCAAAACTGCTGTCTTCATTGCTTGCTATGTTCGTCATTTGCGATCTCCATTGGATACTCTCTATTGATCTTACTTAGATTATAAAGTGCTTCTGCTAGATTGGCAATTTCTTCTGCTGTTGAGTTCCATGTTGCAGGATCTGCTAGGTCAGTGGGCTTGCGTGTTAAGATAGCCTGCAAGCGTTCAGCAGTCAAGCGCATACAATGTTCAATCTGTCCAGGAAAGCGAGCTTTGAATCCTTCCCTGTGACTGGCATTGATCTTTTGTGATATCAAAGTATCACGAACCATACGCTCTTGCTGTGCTTGATGAATCATTCCATCGCGGATTTCATTGGTCATTTTAGATCCCAAGGATTGTTGGCAACATTACTATTCATTGTAACAAATTCACGATCAACCCATACTGCCCATTGATTGCTGTTGTTGACACGGAATGTCTGCATCATGGCACGAAGCTTTTTACCTTGTGGTGTCAGTGTGCCATCTTCACGCATGATAGTTTGCTCACCTGTGCGTGGGTCAACAATTTTAATAATTTCAGGTCTAATGCGGCCAAACTTGTCAATTTTTTCACCATGTGGTCTTTTACTAAGTGGACCAAGAATTTCATAACTGATTTGTCCTGTATTATACTTGCGGAATATAACATGACATTTATGATCTTGTGCTCTTGCGTCTGGGTCTGGATGTGGAATGTGTGGTGACCAGAATGTATTTTGAATCTGAGTATGATCTGGCAAATTGGCATCACGATCTGGTGCTGGCTTGATTGGATCTTCTGGAATCATTTCAGCCTTATCAACATAAGGATTGTCACTGCCAGTGTACTTGGCATCAACAGGCACGCCATTCAGCGTGTCCATGGCCACTTGATATTTTAATTTGTTGGCACGACCTTTTAAATTTAACACAACGCCAACTTGATCATAAACAAAGCGTTCTAGATCTTTGGCTGTGGGAAAGTCTGTCATTAGGCCATCTAAATCAAAGTCACTGGCGTTGGGCGCAGATGGTGGTACAGGTGCTGTGATGTTTAAAATCTCATCAGCAATCTTTTTTGATTTACTGGCTCGTGTGGTTTTGGGGGTGTCATTGGGAGCAGATTCGTCCCAAGGGTTTTGAGTTTCATTTTGCATTTCATTTCCTTTTTCTATGCGATACAAGGTGGAGTCTGTCCACCTTGTTTATTTAGTTAGGCTAGGCCGCCATATTCTGCTGAATAATTTGGTTCTGGTTGGCTTGCGCCTGGATTCATTCCAGCATCTCTAGCTTTAAATTGTGCTTGTTTATTAAGCCAGCCTTGGTGTCCTCTGACTGTGCCAACTGTACTGCCTGTGTAGTTATCTAATAGATAACCTTTATCATCTTGCCAAAGGCCATCTGGTCTCTTGGTTACATTACGACCTTGGGTCCATGCTGGTTGATTAATATTATTCATTGCGTTTCCTTGTGGGGTTGTACTACCTGGCGCAAAGCTAGGAGTGTATTGATTTGGCGCTTTGGCTGGTGCTGGATTACTATCATTATATTCTGGAGGCAAACCAGCCTCAGCCCTGGCTTCGTTGTAGCCTGGATCACTTGGTGAGCCAAAATCAACGCCAAAAGTGCCACCAATTCGTGCTTCAGGGATAGCAAGGCCACCATATGGGTCACCTGGATAATAGCCTTCATTACCTGAATCTTCATTTCCAAGTTCTTCTTGTGGAGGTGGCAGGCCAAAGCCTTTGCTTACACCTGGTGGCAATGGTTGACCAGGCTGTGGCTGGTTACCAGGCAAACGATTGTTAAAGAGATTATTAATTGAATTATTGATTGGTGCGCCTGAGCCTGGTATTGCCGTTTCCATGAAATTTCCAAAGTCATTACCAAGCCTACCACCTATATTACCTATCATACCTGACTTGCCACCTGGCATACCTGGACTTGGCATAGGTGTTGGTCCAAAGCCTGGAGCAGGTGCATTATCGTATAGTTGTGTTTGATCTACAGGCGCGGCCGTTGATTGACGATTGGCATATGGACTCCAAGGAGTTGTGCCACCGTTGCCATACGCTGGTGTGGCAGGTGGAATGTATTCGCCGTAAGCACGCTCTCCTGGAAAACGATAGCGTGTATCAGTAATCTGTCCAGGGCCACCGCCACCGCTTTTGCCGCCGCCTGCCGCGCTCATTATTTTTTATACTTTGAAGGCAACTTGCTGCCGTCAGCTGTGCTGTTCTTCTTAGGACCTGTGTTGGTATTCATGCTGACACCTTCTAGTGCTGGATCTATTTTGCCTGCTGTACCGCGACCACGCATTTCAAGTGCGTCAGTGACCATTTTGGCCAGGGTTGACTTCTCACCTGAACTTGTGCTCTTGGCTGTTTTGAAAGCATCGTACTTTGTAGCAGTGCCAGCGTTGCCTGTAGTAGGGCCACGCTTTTGATTGATGGCTTTGCCGCCTTGTGGATTAGTAGACATTATCGTTGATTTCCTTTAGTTGGGCCACGACCTACATTGATCTTGTTTTCGTCGCCTTTGTAATTCTTTGTTGCACTGGGCATCCATGCTCTTGTGCCATCAAAGCGACCGCCACCTGATTCGCGAACTTGTGCTCCACGATTGATGTTGTCACGCACACTACCTTGTTTTGGTAAAGCGGGCACTACTCTAGCATCTGGATATGTGCTGTCATCACTGCTCTTGTTGCCAACTGTAGGGCCACGGCCTTTGTTGATCAAGGCATCTGGGTTGCCTGTTTGGTTCATGTTGCCACAGTATTTTGTTGAGAATTTATCAAAGCCTGGGTTGCTTGTGCCTGTGGCCGCATTGTAACCTGGAACGGCTCGTTGACTGCTTGCTTCTTTCATTTTAATTTTCCTTTTGATTTGCTTGTTGGCATAGCGTTATTTAGTGTCTGCGCTTACGCCCACCAACTTAGCCAATGCTTCAGCAAAAGCCGCCTGCTTGGCTTCAATAGCATCTTTGCTATCTGTCACTTCAATTCTAGCAAGGCTATTCATAACCTTGTTAAGAATCAAATTATGATACTTTAGAGTTAAATTAGTATCGCTGTTGTTTCTTGCTTGTAAGAAATCTTCTATTAAAAGATCTTCATAATCACGACCACCTGATTGGCGATCCAGTGTTTCCAACAAGTTCTTAATGCTTACTTGATCTCTACTGCCCTTTGGACGGCCAGCCCCTTTACGAAGCCCACCTCGTCCACCGTTGGGTGCGTCTTTTTGTTTGTTCTTTTCTGTTGTCTTTTCCATATTTTTATTTAGCATGGTTAAGTCTCAACGCTTAAATACAGTACTTGAAAGGAATTGAAATGATCACATATAATTGGGCGCTGGCCACTGGCGCAGATGTAAATGAAATAGTTGCATTAGCACAACAGCACTTTGAGTCAGAGATTGATAAGATCTTTACTCCAGAAGTGCCTACTATGAGCCGTAATCTAATCTTTGCTGTTACCAATCAGTTTTATCTACCTGGCTCTGTATTGGTTACTGTGTGCAGAGATGCAGAAACTGGTCATGTTATAGCTTATACCTGGGCCAAGAGCAATGAACGCGGTGTATGGAGTGATGATCCCCTGGTCAGTGTGTTGATGGCGCATGTGGATATGACATTGAGTGCAAGACTGCGTATTAAACTGCTGAAAGAAATGATGGATCAATGGGAACAGTATGCTCGCTACTGTAAAAATAATATTATTTGCAGTACTACAATGCGACATGATCAAGACGCATTCTTAAAACTACACAAAAAGAATGGATATGATGTTAGAGGATCATACGCTTATAAAAAGTTGAACGCTGAATAAGCTCGCCTGCCAATCCGTTGATGCCTGAGTTAGAAAGTTCCAAAATCCCTCAGTTCTTAATAGCGTTCTTGGGAACTTAACCCAGTGTGGAATCTAACATCCAAATTGACTTGTCTAAATCAAGCACTTGTTCTTGTGCGTAGTTGGCAATTTGGCTTTGTTCTTCTTCTTCTGCAATCACAATCAGTTCACGATATTCATTACATAAGAATTCCAAATCTTCTTTGATGCATTCCAACAGGAAGTCAGCATCACCTTCTAATACATCTGTGCCAATTTGACTGTCTGCAATGACTTCACTTAGATCACATGGCATGTATTCTTTTAATGTGCGTAGCAGTTCACCCAGGACATCAATCTGTGCTTGTCTGCGTTCATACACACCTTGTAGTAACTTGTGGTCACTGCGAAAGTTGCGTCCAGTGATGTTGGCATGTGCCACATGACTGCGATAGTATGCAACAAAGTTATCTTTGAAAATTTGGGTTAGTTGTTCAGCTGTTGTCATGTGTATACTTACCTACGAAACTGTGGCGGTGCCATCTGCTGATCATACACAGCAGGATTGGCTTCGTACTGTGCAATTTGTTCTCTAGTCCATGGTGCGCGAGTCAATGGATTGATTTCCATACCCTTCATACGACCAACTGTTGGAACTGGAGGACCTAAGTCTCGTGATTCTAGTGCAAGTGCGGCTGGTCCAAGCACTCTGCTTGCTACACGACCAGCCGTACCTAACACTTCACCCATGCTAGGCATTAGTCCTGTGATGCGACTTGCGGCTACTTGTTTAACTCTATTGGCAAGACCTTGTTCTGCGGCCTGTGCCACTGGAGCGGGAGGTGGTGCTACTGGTGCCACTGGTGCTGTGGGCACACCTGCTGTTGCTGTTGGAACTACTGGACGAACTTGTTGACCAGCACGGGCGGCACGCTCTGCCATTCTTGCTTCTTGTAGGGCCACATTGCGTTGTGCAATGTCAGCGGCTGTGGAAGCGCCTGTCTTATAAGCATCAGCGGCTGTTTTTATTGCACCTACTAGTTTACCACCACCAAGTAGGGCGGCGCCTCCAGCAATATATGGAGCGGCTGATACAATGCCACTGCCCACAGCCGCGGCCGCTTGTCCCATTGAAGGCATGATAGTTTCTTCTTGTACTGCGTATTGTGGAACCTTCTCATCAGCAATAATTGGTTGTGTAGCATCTACTTGTGCTGGGTCTACTGCGGCTGGCTGTCCTGCACGATTCTTTTGATCATTTATATACGCTTGTATATCAGCATCATTAAATCCAGCCGCTTTTAGTTTGTTAATTTCATCTGTCATAATTGCTTCCTTATCTTACAGCGGCTCGCATGGCCGCTAATTTAGATTGTAGTGTTGGGTAATCCCAAGAACCAGTTTGCATATTATAATTGGGTGTAGGATACACAGTAAAACTATGAATGGATGCATCTCTATAGAAGCCTTGCGTGGTATCACCAGGCAGTTTGCGCCAATCTCTACCAAATTTCTCTACCATATTACTTTCAATAGAGTTAAGTCGTTCTTTGTAGATGCCTTCGTATTGTTTGACCATTTTATCTTTCTCTTTGCCCCAGGCTTGATTGAGTGCTGTTTCTGTTTTAAAGTTATTCTTGGCCGCAAAATCAGCTTTCTGTTTGTTTATGTCGCCAGCAAACTGACTTCTTGACAATCCATTGAGTGCTGAGTATGCTGGTAAGTCACCAATGTTACCCATGTTGGCTTCTCTGTTCATACGCATATCAGCATCAGACTTAGGACCTTCACCAGCATTGACTGCCAGTGTCTTAGAATCAATGTCTCTGTTCATCTGCTGGAATGATTTGATTGCTGCCAAGTCTTGATCTTTAATTCTCAAGTTCATCAACGCTTCAGCAAACTTGCCTTCACCATCTTTACCACTGTAGGTTCCACCTATGATATCAGCAATGATTGTTTTGGCCTTGTTATATTCAGAACCACTGTTACGATAGATGCCCATGATAGCACTATCTGGTCCAGTAAGCATGGCCAATTGTGTTCTGCGTGTGTCAGCAATGTAACGACCATCCTCACCACGCCTGTTAACTTCAGGCATTGTCTTGTTGACAAACTGTTCTCTTTCAGCTTGTGTAACTGCTTGTTCAGTTTTAGCGCCTGATGTAATCTGTGCTGGTGTTTGACCAGCTACAGCAGGCGCAGTAGTTGTTGCACCTGCTGGTTGTGCTTGTTGTGCTGGGGCCACACCTGGAGTGCCAGACTGTGTAGTTGTGATAACACCACCTGCACCAACTTGTACTGGCTTGCCTGTGTTCAAGTCAACTAGAGGAGCACCAGGTTGTTGCGATTGATATCCAATGTTTGTACCATTCTGGAAGTTGAACTCACCTGCGGCTTTGGCACCTGCTTCAGTATAACTTGTAGGTCCTGCATAGCGTAGTTTGATAGCACTGGCTGTTTCTGCTTTTTCTGCGGCAACAGCAATACTGGTTGCTTTCCACTTGCCATCATAATCAAAATACTTGCCACCTGACTCAACTCGCGTAGTAGGCTTGTTGTTACGGTCATATGTTGTAACAACACGACCTTTTACTACTTTACCATCAATGGTTGCTTCAACATCCTGCATTGACACATCTGGCTTGGCTATTTTAGTACCACCAGACGCAAAAGCAATTGCTTGAGTGGCATTTAATTCTGTACCATCAGCTCTGAGTCCACCTGTTACTTTACCTTGGCTGTCATAATCCACTTGTATTTTATTACCAGCATCATCTGTTTCAACTACGCTCTTACCACCAGTGCCCATGGCCTGGTCAAATAACTTGTCAGCTTGTGCATTGGCACCCATCAAGCGCATCATGGTTGATTGCCAAATTAAATCAAACTGTGACATAGGCTTTTTGGCCAAGTCTTTGGCAATACCTTTTGTATCACCAGTTTCTATTTGTTCTTTTACTTTTTTCTCTACTTCTGTTGTTGTTTTTTCTGTTTGTAAAAAGTCTGCAAGTCTGCCAGCGGCACGCTCACGAAATGCTTTTGGCACAGTATCATCATTACGCAATGCAAACAATCCAATTGGATCATCTTGTACTGCTTGGTAACGATCAATTGCTGTAGCCGCTGAAGGTTGTCCTGGTGGGGGTGGTGTAACACCAGGAGCTCGTAGTCCTTGACCTGTAAAGGCATTTGGATCAACTGGTGCAGGCGGTGCTGGTGGTTGTTGGCCACCTGTGATATCTACATTGGCAACTGGATTAGTTCCTGTACCTGGAGTAATCACAGCATTGGGATTTGGATCACCAAATGCTGGCGGTGCCACAGGTGCCGCGCCTGTGATATCTACATTGGCAATTGGGTTAGTTCCTGTGCCAGGAGTAATCACAGCATTGGGATTTGGATCGCGATTGTCACCTGGCTCCATTGGAGGTGCCAATGATCTTGTTTGAGCTCTACCAGGCTGTCCTGGACCAAATATTTTTTGTAGATAGTTCTTTGTTTCAGTTGGCAGGTAATCTTTCCAATCACCGCCTCTGGTTTCAGCTTGTTTGACGGCTTGGTTAACACGACCAGCGCCAGCATTGTAAGAAGCAGTGGCTTTTTCCTTGTCACCACCAAAATACTTCAACATGCCTTCATTGTATTCGCCACCCATTGCCAGGTTCAAGTCTTTGTTTGCCAACAATTCTTTTGCACTTGCTTCACTGCGATCAGCGAATGGTACGCCGCGTTCTTTGGCCAGTGTAAAAATGTCTTTGATTCCAAAGCCAGGTTGCATAGCAGTTTTGGGCATGACTTGTGCAATGCCCAGTGCGCCTTTAGGGCTTGTTATAACTTGACCAGTCTTAGGATCAATGTGATTGCCACCTGACTCAGCCATGATCTGCGGTGTTGGCATTTTGCCATATGGAGAAGCAGTTTCAGGAGCAGGAGCAGGCTGCTGGCGTTGTTGTGCGGCGCCTGCGCCTGGTACTAGTTGTTGATATCTTTCACCTGTTTCTGGATTGATAGCAGTTTGTGTTGCAGGTGCTTGAGCAGGTGCTTGTCCAAACACTGGCTTTAATCCGTATGCTTGAGCACCTTCATTTAGATACTGCTGATAATAAGGAATTTCTTGTTTTTCTTGTTTGGCAGGAACTTCTTGTGTGGTCTTTCTAGTCTGACTGCCATCAGCGTAGGTCACTACTTCATGTTTTTGCTCAACAGTATCGCTGGGTGGTTTTACAGGGCCACCTTCACTGACTGGATATGTTATTGCGCCACTGGGTTGTAGGCCTGCTGGCATTTCAATGCCTGCACCTGGATTGGCCAATGCGGCCAGTCGTGCTTCTTCTTCGCGTCTTTTGCGTTCTTCTTCTTCAGCGGCCAAGCGTTGAACTTCGTAAGGATCTACTGGACCTGCGCCATAGCCGCTGTAATCACCCATTTCATTGTATGCCATGTTTTATCCTTAATGTAACACAGGTAGTTTAGCGTAGTCTACTTGATAGAATCCTGATTCATGCACACTAACAGCATCAGCATAACGAGCATCAGCTAGCAAGTCTTGCGCCATAGCACCTTGTGTTGGAGTCTTGTCCCAAACATAATTGAATGAGTAAACACGGATGCCATCAACATCACGAATGTGACGGATATTTTCTTTGACTCTACGGTCACTCATTTTTGCGGCACCACCAATTAAACTGCCCAATGCGCCAATGCCTTGTCCAGTGATGCTTGAGCTTTCACCAGTTGTTCTAGTATTCTGTGTGCCACGGAAGTCAGGATTGTAACTTGCACTAGGTGTACCAAAGATTACACTGGCGTATTGATTGTACAACTGTTGTGGAACCATGCTGGCTGAAACTGCATTGCCTGCGGCTCCCAGTGATTGTCCAATACCACCTTGTCCAAGCTGTGCCAATTGATTGGCAACACCAGCTCGTTGACCAGCAATTTGTTGTTGTATGTTTGCGGCCGCTTGCATCTGTGCGGCCTGTGTTGAACCTGCCAGTTGACGACCAGCCAATGCGGCTCTGGAACTGCCCATTTGTCCTGCACCACCAAAGTTTGCATCCTGAGCTGCCACATTCTGTGCGTATTGTGCCTGTGCTGGCATCAGTGCGGCTTGTATTTGTGTGCGTTCGTAATCTGGACTGAATAAACTTTGTAAGCCACTGATACCTGTACGCAATGCGCTTTCACCAGTGCCGCCCAGGCTTTCCTGAGCTTGTCTTGCTACCTTGGCTTGATTCTCTGCCGCGACACCAACACCTCCAGCATTTGTATTGTACAGCTGAGTTGCACCTTTGACCGCTTCATTGTATGTGGGTGCAATTGTGTCAGTGAAGAACTTGGTCTGAGCCGCAATTTGCGCTCGTTGTTCTGGACTTAATTCTACTTGCGATGTAGATCCGCTACTCCCTTTACTCATAATAGTATTTCCTTATTCTATTGTTATTTAGTGACGGATCAGCGACCAGCTAAAATTGAATTCCAGTAGTCGTCTAAAGGATTGGTTGAAGGTTTGCTTGCGGGACCTGAAAAAATATCAAAGAATCCTGGCGACTTACCACCAGGAGGACCTGGCATTGGCATTGGTGTTGGCCCAGGCATAGGTGTTGGCGCAATGCCAGGACGGTATGGATTGAATCCTGGTTGTAGTGCAGGTTGTCCTTGGAAGTTTTGTTGATAAGGATTACCCATTACCATGCCAGCAAGTTCCTGACCAGTTAATGGTTGGAATGGAGTTTGAAGACCCCAGGCTGTGGCTGGTGCATATTGATTTGCTATTGCTGGATTAAATTCAGTTCCAGTTTGTGCTGGACTACTGCCCCAATAGTACTTAGATTGAACATCATTTGTTGTTCTATACGCAGGAACTTCTCGTATATAACCAGCATTCAACCCTGTTGGAATTCTTAAACCTGTGTTGCCAGGATTCATTGGTGGAATTACAGGTCCAGGAACTACTGGTGGACCGCCGCCATCAGTTGGGCCACCACCATCAGTGCCGCCATCATTTGGCCCACCGCCATCTACTCCGCCATCTACTCCGCCATCTACTCCGCCATCTACTCCGCCATCTACTCCGCCATCTACTCCGCCATCAACGCCGCCATCAACGCCACCATCTACACCACCATCTACACCACCATCTACACCACCATCTACTCCTCCATCTACTCCTCCATCTACACCACCATCTACACCACCATCTACTCCTCCATCTACTCCTCCATCTACTCCTCCATCTACTCCTCCATCTACTCCTCCATCTACTCCTCCATCTACTCCTCCATCTACTCCTCCATCTACGCCGCCATCAACACCTCCATCTACTCCCCCGTCAACACCTCCGTCAACACCTCCATCAACACCTCCATCAGTGCCGCCATCAGTGCCGCCATCAGTACCACCATCAGTACCAC